CAAGTTCTTCAGTAACAACGTTACCAAGCTCATCAGCACTCATTTCTTCTTTTTCGATCATAGCTTTAATTTCTTCAACCATTGATTTAATTTCAGCTAGTTCTTCTTTAGTAGCATATTCAGCTTCAACTTTTTCTTCTTCTTCTGCTGCTTCTATTTCTTCTTCAGCAGCTTCTTCTTCGTCTCCACCTTCTTTGATTTCAGCAATTATACCTTCTTCAGTTACTACTAACATTTTTCCATCTTCGAGTTCGTATTCACCAACTGGTACAGCGACCTTTTCGTCTTCTGTTACGATAAATACTTCTCCTCCAGCTTCAAAAGACTCAGCTTCTAAAACTGTTCCATTTTCAAGCTTCATTTGAGCAAGCTCAACTTTTTCAGCTTCGACTTCCATTCCTAGAAGTTCTTTTACTTGGTTTAACATATCATTCGCTTTCATTATATTATTTTAAAAAGGAAATACATTTCCTTGATTTGATGTTGGTATTCTACCAACTTCTCTTGCAGCTCTATCATCAAACGCATCAAATTGTGGTGGAAGATCCATCCCTAATTCTTTACTCATTCGACTAACTCTAATAAGCTCCATAGATATTTCTTTTCTTAAAGCTCTTGCTTGTTGTTGTCTTTTATCATTAGCAGCTTTTACTCTTTTGAAAGCTTGCTCTACTTTATCGGCGTCTGCAACAGCATCATCAGCTAATTTTATTATTTGATTAACTTTTTTTCTTAAGTCATCCGATATAGCTAATTCTACTTTTTCGGTAGATAATTCTGTTTTTGGTAATTTACCAAATATCTTTTTTACCTGTGGTTCCATAATAATATAATAATTTAATTTTTATTTGTTATATTTTGCCAATACCTTGAGCTTGGTAGCTACCATCACAACATTTACGTGAGTAAGTATTATCTTTACATAGACAAGCTCGTTTGTTTGTTTTAGGACTTGTATAAAATCTTTTAAATCTATCGTACATTTTTCTCATCTTCCTTGTCCTCTATATTTTTGTTTATATCCGTTTTGTCCTTTACTAGCATTCTTGCTATGTACACCAGGTCTTTTAGACCTACTTGATGGTGTATAATTATTTATGATTTTTTTTGCCATTATCTAAATTTAGCAGCAGCATCTGCATATATATCACATTGAATATAATAATCGTCGCAAATTTTATACAATCTTTTAAATTCAGCTTCCACATCTTTAACTCCTAAATCTTGAGCCTTTTTAATTAAGTCCTTAAATTCTATTGCTAATTTTTGGAATTTTTTTTGAGACCTTAAAAAAGAATTTTTAGCGGTTGAATTGATTTGCTTCAAACCTTTATCATAATCATTTATCGCTGAGTCTAATGCTGATTGTAATTGTTGTACTTTGTCTAATTCTATATTATGTTTAGATAAATTTTCACTAGGTACGCAGTTAGGTACTTTTTTACCGTCTTTAATTTTAAAGCCAACCATTTCGTAGCCTTCCCAACAAGGTTCTTTTAAATCAATTACACCAAGTTCTTTTAATTTACTTTCAGCCCAACGTTTACCTGCTTTACCACCCCACAACAAATATGAAATAGTGCCACAAGCTTTACTATCGCCTTCATCGTAATAAGTTTCTGCTCTTGATAAATAACTATGCATACGTTTTATTGTTTGTACACTTATAGCTTTACCTTGTGCTAATTGCTGTGCACGTACTTTTCCTACTTGAGTAGCACATTTATTATTTACCTTCTCGTTTAATTCAAGACCTCTCTTGGCATTGTTTTTTACACCAGATGGATAATCACTATAGGACTCTAATTCCATCGTCTGGCCATTCTTATAACGTTTATCTTTTTTGATAATACCTTTAATAGTTGCAAGTAAGTACTCTGCTTCTTCGTTTTCTATCTCTGCTAATTCGTCCTTTATCGATTTGTCTTGTGGTCTTTCGATTTTGTCTGCAAAATAACCTTCTATAGAAAATCCTTTTACCTTTCCTGCTTTTACTTCTTGCCAAACCTCGTCATTGTTTACTTTCATTGATACCATCCATGTTCCAACTGGAACGTTTAAATCGTATTTACGTGATTTGTCTTTCTCGTCGTCTTCAACAAGCCAAGACTCTACAACGCTCATTCCTTGTAATGGAGTTTGATGCTCAAATGTAGAGTTGTTTTGTTTACCACGCATTAAGAATAATTCACTAGCTTTTTTTACAGTGTTCTTAGAAAAATAAATATAATACTCTTTATCTTCGTTTTTTCTGTAAATTGGTTTATTAGGAATTAATGCAGGTCCCATTAGTATACGCTTTTCAGCATCTACTTCTGCTAACTTAAATTCTTGGTTTTTTAAAGCAACAAAGTCTTCTTCTATTGCTGGATTTTCTACGACTGATATTGCATCAATACCCGAGTATTCGTTCTCGTCGTCTATAAAAAGCTCTACGATGTCCATATTAATATAATAATAGTTTATTTAATTTGTTATCCAATTGATGCACCTTGTACAATGTTACGATCTAACTCTTGAGCTGTACTAACATCGTTTGATACTACAAATGCTTTTACTGGTTGTTGTTGTTGAGTACCTATAGCTTCGGCTAATTGATTTGTTTCGCTTGCTCCTACTATATTAAATGCTGGTGCTTGTGGAGCAGCTACAGCTGGAGCAGATGGTGTACTAACACTTGGTATATTAACTCCACCGCCTACAGATTCAACACTACTTTTAGCTTTACCTACAGCTGATGCAATACTTGCTCCGATACCTACAGCTTGTGCTGCATAAGCAATTAACAATGGAATGTTTTGTGGAAAACCAGCTTTTAGTGTGTTAGCAAATCCAGTTGCTGTAGATACACCTGCTTCTGCTGAGTTTGCAGCTATTTTACCTAATGCTGTTTTAGCGTTAGATATCATTTCTTGTGCCGCTATTAATTGTTTAGCTACTAATGCTGCTTTACCTGCTGCTGTTTCTGCACCTACAATTCCAATAATAGCATCCGCAGCCGCAGCTTTATTATTTATTCTTTGCTGTTCTATATCAGCTTCTTTCTGTAGTCTTTCTTCGTCTTTAGCGATTGCATCTTCAGTTGCTTCATCTTCTAAGTCTTTTTGTTCTTTTTGTAAAGCAATTCTGTTTGATATTTGCTCTGATCTAAAACCTTCTATTTGTGCCAATACAGCTTCTCTTTCTTGCTGTGCTTCTAGTAAAGCAATATAGTTTTCTTGACTTTGGTTTTTATCGTACTGAGCTTGTGCTGCTGCAATCTGTATATCTACTTGATCCAGCATAGCTTGTGTTTGTTCGTCTAATACTGCAGCTAAATCGTCATTAGCTTTTATTCTTTCTTCTATGCTTTTAGTATCATCGTCCCTTATTTGTCTAAGCTTTTCTGCTTGTCTATCATAAGTTTCAATAAGTCCTTGTTGTTTTACTCTTGCAATCTCTGCTGACTTTCCTAACTGAATGTTAGTTGCTGCTGCTGTTACTGTTTGAGTAACATAATTTTTAGTTGCTTCTGCAATGTTGTTAAATCCTTCTGCAATATCCTTAGGATGTATTAATGCTACAGCGTCTACAAAAGAAGAAGCACCTTGTTTTGCGCTATCCATAGCCCCAGCAAAATCACCTTTAAAAACTTTAATAACAGCTTCACCAAGAAAACCTATAGCTTCTAAAGCCGAATTAAATCTATTTATTACGTTATCTACAATAGCTCTACCAAAGTCTTTTATGTTTCCAATAGGATCTTCAAAGAAAGCTTTAAATACATCAATTACAGTTTGTGCATTACCAACAACAAAGTTAACAAAGTCGTTAAACATTAAAGATACAACTTCAAATGCTGTAGCAAATGTATCAGCAACAGATTGATTCTGTTCAAACACTTCTTTAAGTTTAGCAAACGCAGCAATAACCAAACCAACACCAGCAGCTTTTAAAGCAACACCAATACCTTTTATTCCTTTACTTGCTTTCTTAGCTCCGCCATCAAGATCATCTAAGCCTTTACTAGTATCTGCTAATTCTTCATTAAGACCTTTTATACCTTGTTCTAGATCATCTATTTTATCTATGGCCTTACCTGTTTTAGCTTCTAGCTCTACTGTTATTACTTTTGCCATTTTATTTCTCTTTTAAATTTTTTATATGCTCCTTTTACTGATGTAGGTAATTTATATTTGCCTTTAGCAATATGTATGTTTTCAGAATTATGTTCTGTTAGTTTCAATCCTTCTAGTATTATTTCAATCATAATTCGTTTAATAGTTCTATGTTTGATTCGCCTGTCGCTAAGTTCGTTTCTATACTGTTGATCTTATACCTTTTACCATTGATGTCAAACCTATCAGCAAGGGTAAAGTTCAAAAGGATTCTAAGGGGTAAGTATGCCTTTACTTTTGTGAGTCTGTTCTTTGTGTTAAACACATTTGTAATGTAAGTGCTATAATAGTTTTGAAACAACGTACCTGTAAAACTACTATCGCCTGTATATTCGTTTTTCTCTAACTTAAAATTTATATTGGCAGTAGATGTACCTGAGCTAAAAGAAACGCTATTAGAGGGCATATTTACGCTTCCTGTTATAGCAGAATGATTGGTGTAATTACCATTGGCATCTACAAAATCTATAAAGCTAATAGTTTCTGATGGGTTTGTATATATAGGATAAAAGAGTAATGGTTTTCCAATGTAGCTATCTTGGTTATCATCTACCGACCAACCCCATTGAATATCTGTTTGGCTTTCTGTATTAATATCTATAAGTCTTTCGTATTTAGGATGTCCGAATGGCGCTACAACCCCATAAAGAGAACCATCTACTATATTACCATCATCATCTGTTTGGGTGTAGTCTGTTTCAGCCCACTCTTGACCGAATAGCTGATTATGTGTAGCAGCTAAAAAAGTATCAGTATCTTCATAACTAAAAGACACTTCTCTATAAGGTAAAGCTACGTTAACCTGACTGCTTTTTACATCTACAAACTCGCTTATATCGTATGCTGTGCTTATTGATTTTTTATTTGTATAAAAGTTATCTAAGGTATCAATGTATATAGTGCCATCTTCCTCTACAAAAGTTGTAAGGTTAAACATCTTAAAAAGTCCTGTCAAAAAGTCTATTACTTTAATCTCGGGGATTTGCTCAGATATTACAAACTCAAAATCAGCAGTTGCAATATAACTCCCTGTATCATGTATAGTAACAGTGTTACCTTGCCCTGATTGAAAGTATTGTGTTGTCCACTGTATATTTGTAAATGTTAAAACAGATGTATAAGTTAATGTTACGTTATAAGTAGCAAAATTTGTTATATAAGAAGTTAAGTTAATGCTTTTTGATGTGTCTGTTATATTGCTTTCTGAGTATATTTCTACTCCCCCTCTTGTTATTGATATATCATAGGGGTTAGATGTGGTTCTCGATAATAACAATGTAAAAGAAGTTCCTAATGCGCCTTGTGGCGTTGTCCATTGTAAGGTAGATGTGGTAGTCATCCTGCTTGCAGGTGGTCTGCCTGATGGCACAGTAGTACCGCTACCGATAGTCCACCCATTAACTAAATTAGTAAATGATGCCACCTGAGTTCCACCTGATACAATACCTTTTTTTCTATGTAACCACATAAACAAATCATTGTAAACATTATTTGAAGTGTTAAAAAAGTCGGTGCTGAATGTTATGCCGTATCTATCTTCAATGGCTTCTATAATTTTGTGTACTCTGATTGCGTATTTTAATTCATCCCATACAAGACCATGCTTTTGCCCACTACCATAATAAAGGTTACCTGTATTTTGTGTATTATCCCCACTATCGTAGAAAAGTCTTTTTGTGTGAGTAATAATAGGTGCTACTACATCGTTTGATGCAGGATTGCGTTGTAGTGCTGTTTTTATATCAGATGATGCAAAAGTTTCATTTAAGCTATTAAGACTTGTTAATGCACTTAGCTTATCTTCGCCTAATAAGTCTTTAAGTGTTACAGTGTTACCAAAGAATGTGATGCGATAAGACTTAGGTTTTCTGTTTTGTAAATCTACACCCTCTAACTTTATCTTACCTTTTTTAAATGGTAGGTAGTTTAATTCAAGTGTAGAATCTTTTTTAGTTCTCGCATCAAAGCCACCTGTGATATCAAAGTTGTAGTAATGCTTGAATATCTTATTGTTTGCCTTAGATGCAGGTAGCGTAAACGTCTTTGTAAATTCTGTAAATACCTTAGCAATATCCTTTACATTTTGGATAGACTGAGTGATAGATACGCTTTCATCTTTAAACATATCCACTCTTTGCCCCTCGATATATAGCTGTATGCTCTGCACTATCTAATGTTGTTTATTTTATCAAAAGCGTGTTCAAAATCTACTGTGTAATTAGCAAGCTTATCATTAACACTTGTCTTGTATGTGATTGACTTAGTTAATGGGATAACAGGTATAACTCGTTCCTCTGTTTCTGTTATCTTAGTATACCATACCTGCTCACTTAATAACAACTCTTCTAACACAGCGTTATGATCGTCATTGACGTATCCTGTATTCATTGTGATTCTATCCTTACCCTGTGCTAAGAATGATTGTTGTTGATGCTTATACGTTTTATAACTTAAAGTAGATTGGTCGAATATAGATGCCTTAAACTGCTCAGATGTTACGTTGGTTGATTCTACTGACTTCTTAAAAAACCACAAGTCTTGCAAAGCACCATACTTATTAACGAATGTAACTTTATAAGGTTCGTATTTACATTCCTCTGTGCTAAATATCTTAACTATCTCTGTGCCTGTATCAGTAGCTACCCACACCTCATCAACAAGCCCTATATCTATTTTATTGAGGAAGTCTGTCAAACACTTAGAGGATTCAAGTGTACCCCCATCAGCTACTACTCTTTCCTCATAGGTGTCAGTATTATCAGAGCCACTAACTGTAACGTAGTCTATCTGTGCGTTTGTGTTAGTAGAACTGCTTATTGTTATGCTTCGTTTAAGTGCTCCATTATAGTAAAATGCAACGCTATTCGTGTCCTCTGTAAATACAGGTATTCTTACATTACTATCGTTAAGTCTAAATATAGTATTGTTTGATAGTAATAGTCCTCTAGACAATTCTGGGTTTGCTCCTTCGTGGAAATATCCGTAGCCGTCAAGAGCTATGTAATCAACTGGAGTTGGTGTTTCTTGCGTAGTGTCTGTTTTTGTTATTGTTAAGGTTGGTCTTACCCATACACACTGGCTATCATATTCTCCGTTAAACTCGATATCTAAATAGTCTCGTATCAATTCGCTAACTTCAAAAACAACATAGTTATTACTACCTATTGGAGATTTTGTTAGTGTGTATCTTAGTTCGCTTGATGTAGGGTTAGTAAGTAACGCACCTGTATATACATATAACTCCATTTGTGCAGAGTCTAATGTACCACTTTGTGGCTGTGCTTTAATATAGTACGGACTTCTTACGTTTATCTTTGTTGCCATTATAATAATTTATTTATATCTTCTCCAAAAGCTTCTCTAAGGTCTTCTGGTAACCTTTTAAAAGCGCGTTCAAATGGTTTTGTAAAAAACAAACTTGGTTTTATACCTTTTTCGAATATAGATCTTGCTATTAAAAATCCTATAGTTTTATAATTACCTTTTTTAAATTGTCCTTTTTCGTCTCTTAGTCTTATGTTTCTTTTTTTTGCCCAAAGTTGTAATGGTTTAATAGGTGGCATTTTAGATTTATAACTAAAAGGTGTATTATATTTTTTCTTAGTTCCACTTACTCCTTTATCTTGAAACATGCCATAGTCTTCCATTTCAAAATAAAGTCTAAAACCAGCAGGAGACTTTTCAACAAATCCTTGTAGACTTTTATAAAGATTGCCATCAACATTCTTTTTACCTTTTGTTAGGTTTGTACGAGCTTGTTGTATAACATACTTTTTAAAATCCTCTAAAGCTTGTTGAGTATTATCTAGCATATTGTCATATCATTTTGTACTATAATGCTAAATGTTCCAGTCCAACCAGCAATCTTGTTTTCAAATCTATCTACAAATGGCTCACAAGTTACATCACCATCTAATTGGTATTTATTATCGTATAAAGTACCTCTCTTTAGTATTGAGCTTAGTCTTGTTAATACCGCTAGTTGTGTGTTTAATATATCTTGCTCATCGTCATTACCTCTAAATATGTTTGTTGTTTCGTCTTTAGAAATATCTACAACATCCATTGCTAATACTGATATATTAAATGTCAATACTCTTTCTTGTATTGTTGTGTTGTTTACAATAATATGAGACAAAGGAAATATGTTTTGCTTATTAAGATCAACATCATCTATATTGCCATAAGTTATTGTGTTAACAAAAGGCTCAGCTCCTAATGTGTTTTTTATTTGTTCTAATACATTATAAAATCCTATCATCTTCTCATTTTTGATTTTATTCTTTCTTGCTCAATTTCATTCTTTTCTTTTACAAAAGCTAAGTACATTAAACATTTATGAACGTTTGTTTTTTCAACTTGCTCAAAGTCTTTAAGGCTTCCTTGAGAGATTGCATAGATTGATTGATACCATCCCCACTTTTTCCCAAAGCTCGCTGCTCTGCTATAATCTTGTTGGCTTGTTTCGCTGAATAGTTCAGGGTAGTTGTCAACAATTCGTTGCTTAAATTGTAAAAAAAAACAATGCAACCTAATACAGCATCTAATGGCATTTTACTCATATCATGTCTACCATCTTCGTAAGCTTCTATATTATAAAGGTTTTTGTATCTACTAACAATCGGTCTATATAGAACCTCCATTGCTTTATCTATGTTTTTCCAATCTGATAAATAAGTGTCTAATGTTACATACTCACCAAATGTAATATCGTCTAGCTTAGGTACAAAGCCAAACTCTAAGCCATTTAAATTAAACGACTGTATTAGTTTATGATCTTTATTAAATAGTTCATTAAAGTGATCTATAATGCTTCTAAGGCTAGTGTATTTAATATCGACTATGTCTTTTAAGTCTAACTTGCAAAATATCTCTACCATCTTTTGTTGGATAAATAAATCTTGCTCTTTGTCTTTAGCTATAGATAAAAACTTTTGATACTGACCTAATGTTATCTCACTTAAAGAGTCTGGTATATAAATGTCAATCTTCATATTATAATAATAAAACTTTGAAAGTCTTGTATAAAGAGAAAGGCAACTATAAAAGCTGCCAATCTCCAGATTAAAACAAATTGAAAAAAAAACTACCTCCTATTATAGAAGTATACGTAAAGCTCTAATATCTTATCTGTAAGTTTCATATTTTGTGTATACCACTGTGTGCCTCTTTTCTTTATGCCTTGTTTATCTATTTCAATTACACACCAATGTTGTCCGTATCTACCGTTGCTGTATTTTTTATTTAAAGGTACAGGATAGATCTTAATGTCGTTATGGTTACACCAATTCATGGCTTTGAAGCCTAAACCATTTTCTATATAACCTTGTGAAGCTTTTATCATCTTTAGTAATTACTTTTATTTTGTCTTTTACTAATATGGTTACTACACCACTTGTTAAGTATTTTACTTTCTCTTGTTTCGAAGTGTTTGTATAATTCATTTTGCTCTTTTATAAGTTCTCTTAATTCTTCTACTTGTTTTGATAACTGTTCTGTAAATTTCATAGTGCTAATATATAAACAATTTATGAAATATGACAATAACTTGTTAATTTATACTAATTATAAATAAGCTACCAGATATGGTATTCACCTTTGTTAGGATTTTCAAGCTGACTAGTCATAGCATATCTCATTGCATCTATAGCATGATTATAAGCATCGATTGGTTTATTAAGAGTGTTACCTTGCTTGTCAGTCATGTATATGTAGTTCCTTAATTCATTTATAAGGTTCTTACTCTTGCTTGTTACAAATATCTTATTTTGGTTTATAAGATTTATTCCGTATGTAATACTATCCCTACCTTTTTTTACAGGTAATACTGTATGTCCGTAGTGGTTCAATTCAGCAATAGACTTAGGCTCAGCACTATCTGCATATACTACATCTTTGATCTCGTTTGCTTTTAGTAGGTTACTAATCTCACTATTTAGCAATCCTTTCTTATA